GATCAGGTAAAGGTGGTAGAGTTATACAGAAGCAACTTGCTAGTAGTGTAGGTAGGAAAGCAACGAAAAAGGTAGCTACTAAAGCAAGTGCTAAAGCAATTGCTAAGAGTTCTAAATTCGTACCAGGTGTAGGTACGTTTATAGCATTAGGTGAAGCAGGATATAGATTCTCTCAGGGTGATACGACTGGTGGTATATTATCTTTACTTTCTGCTGTACCTATACTAGGATGGGGTGTCACCGCAGTTGATATTGGTAGGGATCTTGGGTTTAACCCACTTGGGTTACCACCTCCACCTACTAATGATGGTGGTTATACTAGTAGCGGTGGTAGACTAGATCAGTTTGAACAAGGAAATCCATATGGATTGACCAGGAGAGGAGTTAGTATGATGCACGGTACAGAGCAGATTCAAGCAGTAGATCCTAATAGTGGTATGACCACAAGCCATATTCAAAATATTGGTGATACTTTAGTATCTACTAGTATGGCAATGGCAAATGATCTCAGAGTTAATAGAGATATCTCTAATACAGTTTCTTCCTTACCATTTTCAGTTAGAAATGTTAGATATAATACTGGTATTAAAACTGCACCAGTTAAAGCAAGGGCAACTACTGAAACTTACTTAGAAAGAACAGATAGTTTGTCGCAGTGGGCTCAAGAACAATTTCAAAAAAATCGTAAGAATGAAGAGATAAAACCAGAAGAAAATGGTGAAGGTGGATTCCAACCTATAAAGATGTTTAAAGATTGGGTAGGTGGATTTGGAAAAAGTGATAACCCTCGTCCAACTACTATAACTTTTACAGGTAGGCAAGGTCTAGACCGTTCAGGAGAACCTGGTGTTGATTTTAGTTATGGTGATTATACTAAGAATTATTCATTGTTTGATGGTGTAGTTGTTAAGACAGGACATCAATCTACTAACTATGGTAATGTTGTAATTATTAGAAGTACTGATCCTAGCAATGGTAAGGAATTTGATGCTTTGTATGCACACTTTCCTAATGGTGGTATTAAAGTCAAAGAAGGAAAGAAGGTTAGAAGAGGACAATATCTGGGACCAGTTGGTTTTATTAAATCTGATTCAGGTGAACCAGAAATTCAAGGAAATGGTGCTGGTAGGATGTCTGGATATCATACTAGTGTTGATTTCTATGAACCTGATAGTTTTGCAGCATATTCTAATGCAAGTTTCTTAACTAACTTGATTATTAAATCTGAAGGTCTATCTCCAAAGAGGAATGACCTATTAGGAGGTATTGAACAGAAAGATTATTCTTTTGAGAAAGAGATGATCAAAGAGCATGAAGGACGTAGACTTGATGCATATTATGATAACAACGGAAATCTGACAGTTGGTTATGGACACTTAGTTGATGAAGGTTCTCCTGTATATGGTTTGAAGGAAGGTGATCTTATTACTGAAGAGAAAGCTAATGAATTATTTGAGATGGATTTCAAAGAACATTTAGAAGCAGCAATGAATCTTCCTGGTTGGAATGAAGCTTCTGAAAAACAGAGAGCAGCATTGATTGATCTGGTCTTTAATATGGGTCCATATTTCTTAGATTCATTTCCATCAATGGCAGAAGCATTGAGAAAAGGTGATTTTGAAGAAGCAGCAAGACAACTTCAGTTTGCAGATCCAGATAACAAACCTGGAGTAGAATCTCAGTGGATGAATGATGTGGGAGTAAGAAGAAGTAATCCTATTTTAAATCTGTTGCAAGATAAACCTATTGATTATGAGGCATCACCACATCATAAGGATATTAAAGATTTGCAAGTGAATAGTAATATCAGTCAACCTGACATTCTATCAGCATTTAATTCACTGCGTGATGACGCACTTCATGATAATAGTAGATTGTTTAGTCAAATAGAGGATGATTCAAATTTACAGGTTATTGTGTTAAATAACACTATAGTTAACCAACAGACTATCACAAGGAAGAAGAATGTTATTGCTAATAACAATTCTCTAGAGATGTTTAAGTTGGCAAAGTTAGTAGGATAGGATGACTGTTAGATATCAAGCTGTAGCTGACGGAAGTATTGCACCCCAGATAATTGGGGCGTTGTTTGATGCTGCCAGCATGGCTAAGTCTGAGAAGGCACGTGCTTATGCTGCTGCTGATAAACTTAAAGTAGACAGAGATATTTTAGGACTTCGTAAAGGAGAATTTTTTAATGAAGCACTGAAGTATCAGATGACTCCTGGTTTTGTTAGGAGAAGGAATTTTGGTAGTAAATTTAAGTATCCTGATTATTTTAATAGAGGTCAGAGTACACCGTTTGCAAGTCCTATAAATCCTCAACCTACAGGATCTAGTGGTGGTCCTCGTGGTGGTATAGATCCTGAAATAGTACCAAATGATACTATTCTTGGTAATATGCTTAATATTACTCCTGGTGGACTTAGTAAGAATGTACAATCAAAGACTCCAATGGTCGGATCTGGTACTAGGAGGTATGAAAGTAGTGTTTCAGAGAAGAAGAAACCTGTAGAGGTCAAGGATGAAAAACTTGGTGTATTCTTTGCTGCTATAGCAGAGTCACTTAATAGAACTGTTGCTTCTATTAATCAGAAACAGGGTACTTTAGAGAGTCAGATTACTGCTGCAAATCAGTCTAATCTTGCTATTGCTAAGGGTCTTGAAGTTAGCAATGATAGCATAGGTGATAAACTAGATGCTATTGCTGGTATATTAAATCAGCAACTTGCACTTGCTAAACTTCAGGCTGATCAATCAGAAACCCAAGAAGTAAAGAAAGAATTAAAGAAAGAGGATGATAAATCTGGTACTGAGAGATTTACTGATCTTGATGAAGATCCTAATCAGATAAGGAAAGAGAATGAACTTGAGAATGCTTTAGATGTTGACAATGATGAGTTAGATTTTGGTGGAGTTGATGTTCCTAACTTTGAACAGGGTGGTATAGTTTCTGGTCCTGATAGTGGATACCTAGTCAGGTTACATGGTGATGAGATGATCACACCATTAGATAATAATTATACACAAGGACAACCGAGTGCTGTTGATGGTGTAGCTCGTAAACAGTATGAGACTGGAACAGATATACCTGCTCCTACTCCACAAATACCAGCAATGAATTTCTTTGCTCAGAGACCATCTGAGACTTCTGGTAATGTTATGAAGTCTCCAGTGAATGATGTTAAGAGAGACAAGTATAGTGAAGAGAATTTGATGAAAGCAATGAAGTTACCATTTGAGGTTGCTTCATTAGGAATCATGGCTGCTACTGGTAATGCTGTTAGAGCAACACCAGGATTCAGTGGTATGAAACATACTGTAGGATCTGTTGTTGATCCTGTTGCTCAAGCATTTAGTGTTAAAGATACAATTAGTGGTAAGGTCAATAATTTATTAGAGACTAAAGCATACCAGTCAGAACAAAGGAATCAGGATATATTCAGGCGAGAGCAGAGTGAGAATAGACGTGCGTGGTGGGATATATTTGGATTATTCAGAGGTAACGAAAAACCAACACCACAAGGAGAGGGTGGTATAGGTGGTCCAGGTCTAAGTGGTGCTTCTAATCTACAGAACTTATATCATGGAACCAGTAATGCTAGAGCAGGTAGTATATTCTCAGGTGGATTCAAACCTAGCAATGCTATGAGTTGGGCTGGTAAGGGTAAATCATTCCTAACACCAGATTTCTTTGATGCTGCTAAGTATGCTAGACCTGGTGCTACTGGATTGAATCCTTTTAGTGTTAAAGGTCTTCCAGGAACTGGTCTCAATAATATGATGAATAGTAGAGGTCAGGTATTAAATGTACTACAACCTAAAGGTTCTGGTCTTAGATTGCCTGGTTGGTTGAAACGTTTAGGTTTATCACCAGAGGTTGCTGTCAAACCTAATCGAGCAACTAAGGGATTGAATTTAGCTCAGAGATTGTTAGGTGGAAAATATCCTAATAGTCCAACTGCTAATATGGTTAGAGGAATGATGACATCACCAGCAACAAGTAGGGGTGCTGGTTTGATGGGTAAGTTGTCACCATTGCTTAAGGGTGGTCTTAAACTTGGATCAAAAGGACTTAGTATTGCAAGTTTCCTTACCGATTTTATATTCCCAGATGCTGTTGGTCAGTATCAAGATATGCATGGTCCACATGCATACTACAACCATCCTGGATATACTGGTGAGAGACCATCATGGGCAGAACCATTAGCTAGTAACAAAGCAGAGATTGTTGATATGACTTCGAAGGAACAGTCTCTGAATAAACTAATTAAGAATAGGATAGATCCAGATAGTATAACTCTCAACAGTGAGAACGTTATTACTACTAACACTCCACGCCATGACGAACCAATATCTCATATAGATAATGCAGCAGAAACTCAGGTTGATGAATATCAATTTGTATACTCGGCATACAAATAATGTCAGATATAGTTAGAGCAGAACAATATAATATAAAATTTGTCGCTATTTGGAAAGTGGGACAAGAGATGGGTGATCCGTATGCATATCTTACTGATGCGTTTTCTAGTTTCCAGTATGTTGAGGATTTATTTTCACCATCGATATCTGGTACTTTGGTAGTTCTTGATAAAGCACTCAATCTACCTGCTGATATGCCTATCACAGGTTTCGAGAAGGTTGTTATTGCTGTTTCAGATAATAAAGGTGATGACCATCAATTTGATTTTCGTGTATGGAAGATTGGTAACAGAGTTAGTACTGAGAAGGGTCAAGCATATACTTTAGGATTGATTGGTGATCAGGGATTAACTAATGAAGGTGTTAAAGTAAATAAAGTTCTCACAAATACTGCTAGTGGTATTGTTAATAGTCTTCTTATAGATTATCTTAATGTACCTTCTGCTAAAATAAAAATTGAAGAGTCTCTTAATACATTTAAGATAATTCCTTCTGGTAAATCACCGTTTGCAGTAATTAGAGATTTACAACATAAAGCAATATCTAAAGAAACATTTACAGCAGCTGAAGGTGGAACATCATCTAGTATTATTACTAATAGTGGTGATACTAATATCAATACAAAATCAGATAACGTCAAGGATTCTCAACAACTTAAAGGTACTGCTGGATATTTTTTCTGGGAAGATCGTGATGGATTTAATTTTAAGAGTGTAGATTCTGTTGTATCACCAGATCCAGATAAATTTGGTGGTTCTGATAAAGTTGCTGTATATTCTTTTGAACCAGCAAATGTGGATGCAACAGAGTCTAAGGATCATAGAAAGATTCAAGAGATTATCTTTAGATCTGAGATTGACATGATGAAAAAACTCAGAGAGGGTGCATATTCTACAGAGTGTGCGTTTTTTGACATAAATACTGGTGTTTATACGGAGTACACATATAAATTAAGTGAAAGCTGGGATCAAATGGCTCACTTAGGTCCACAAACAAGTTTACCAAAGGGGCAAAAACAACTATCTCAGTATCCGACTAGACGCTTATCTTCTGTTATTAATCATGAAAATTGGTACAATGGTACTGAAGTAGCATCAAACGATGCTTCTGATGAAAGTGACGAACCATCTGAATTTTTTGATTCTCAAAAGCAGTATTTGGTACAATCTATCTCACGTGCAGGTACATTGTTCAATCAGCAATTAGCTATAT